GCATGATGACCGGCACCGCGCACTGCATCGGGCGCTGCGACTGGACCACCGCAGGAAGCTGGACCGACGCCGACAAAGCCGCAGCGACCCACACCCGCAAGACCCGCCACCCCACCGCCGTCATCGCCACGCCGCCAGCCGGAAAGGCACCCGACCCATGGCCGCACTGAAACTCGACATGACAATCCCGCTCGGCAACGCCGGGCACGTCCACCTCGTCATCGACGTCGGCGACATCAGCGCGCTCAGCGCGCACCAGCGCGCCATCCTCGCCGACACCGGCCGCGAGTTCTACGACTTCGCCGCCAAGACCCTCGCGGACATCCCCGAGCTCATCATCGCGGCACCGGCCGCCGCCATCCACGACCCCAGCGCCAGCGTCCTCAACGGCGTCACCGGCAGCCGCATCCGGGACAAGCTATGACCGAGCACGAAGAACCCGCGCCGCTGCTCGACACGAAGCCCGTTCTGATCCAGTCAGCGCTCCTCGAGGATCTGCAGGGCTACGCCGGCATGGGCGAGCTGCTCGGCAAGGCGCTGCGCGGCGAGATCCAGCTGAAGCCTCCGCCGCCGCCGCGACGTCACCGCTGCCTGGCATGCTGGCTCATCTCGCTGCTGCCAGGACACGACCGCTGTGAGCACGGATACCTGACCTGCGACGAGTGCGACCATGACCGGTGGTGAGCCATGCCGCGGCGGTTCTGCATCTGCACTGGCTGCCCGGGCTGCAAGCCGGCTGGCTGCGGGAAGCTGTTCGACCGCGACGCCACCGGGACGATGCGCTGCCCGCGATGCCAGCCCGCAGCCACCGCCGCGCGCAACGCACGCGGCAACACCACGCGGCGCGGCTACGGCTCAGCTCACCAGCAGCTCCGCGCCGACCTCATTGCAGCCTTCAGGCCAGGCCAGGCATGCGCCAGGTGCGGCAAGCCGATCTGGTCCGGAGCAGATGCCCAGCTCGGCCACCTCGACGGCGACCGCAGCCAGTACCGCGGGCTCGAGCACATCAGGTGCAACGAGGCCACCAGCCGACGGCGATGACACAGCGTCACCAGCAACTGAGAGCACTGATCGTTAGCCAAGCTAAGGAGCGGATGCAGAGATGGTTAGCTATGCGAACGACCTGCGTTCTGCACGAGTGTTCGAATGCCCTGAAGTGCGTTCGAACGCGGAACCGGACAGATGGGTGGATACGCGACTTTTTAGGCATGCTACCCCCTATGACCCGCTTCCCCCCTCAAATCCCCCCCCGGTACCATCCTGTTCGAATTTTCGATAACGAACGAATAACAGCGCGTTCGAACGTTCGCAACGCTAACGATCGGCGCGCCGGGTTCATTAGCACGGCTAACGAGGTGCTGCATAACTCGTTCGCAACGCTAACGACCAGACTTCGATAAAGGCTACGAAGGGTAACCGGATGCCGAGGCCTAAGAAGCTCCCCGGCCAGGCCGTCGACAGGCGCAACGGCGAGCGCGCATCGCTGCCCGCCGTCCCGCTCGAGCGGTTCACCCTGCCGCGCCGCTCCGACGGCCTGAAGTACGACCTGCGGACTCAGCGGATGTGGAAGGCCCTGTTCGACGACGGCCCGCTGTCGTCGGTGCTGTCGCCGGTTGACCGTGAGCTGGTGATCCGGTGGGCGCAGGCGGTGGACGACCACCTGAAGGCGCTGGCGAGCGCGCGGGAGAGCCCGATCAGCACGGGCAGCATGGGCCAGGAGGTGGAGTCGCCGCATTTCAAGATCGCGGCGCAGGCGATGGGCGTCGTGGAGAAGTGCGAGGCTCAGATCGGTATCGGGGCCCTGAACAGGGCGAGGCTCGGTATCGCGATCCTGGCTGAGCAGGCGTCGCTGGCTGACCTGGCCAGCCGGTTCGACGGAGGAGGTATCGGCGATGAGCCAGACCCCAGGCTCGGGTGATCGCGTGACGTACTGCCTGCTCGGCCCGCTGTGCGCGCTGTGCTGGTGGCGTCGCGTCGGTGCCATGGTCACGCCGCTGTCGGCCGCGGAGGTGCGCAGGATGTTCAGGAGGGACGGTGATGACGCTTAGCCCGCCGTGCCCTGACTGCGGCTGGTCGCCTCCGCCGGGTGAGTTGTGGCCGACTGAGGGCCCGCGCGCGGTCTGGTGGATCCAGGCGTTCTGCATCTGCGGTGAGGGCGACTGGTACGGCAAGCCGATCCGGCTGCGCCCGGATCAGAAGCGCAGCCTGTACCGCTGGTACGAGTTCTGTGGCGGGTGCGGGCACTGGCGGTACACCCAGTGGATCCGGTCGGAGGCCACCGGCGGCGGGAAAACCACGTTCATGGCGGCCGTCGAGGTCCTCGAGCTGGGCGGCCCGCCGCAGATCGCGCCCGTGTCGCCGAACATCGTGTCCGCGGCCAACAGCTGGGATCAGGCGAACAAGCTGTTCGGCGCGGCCGGGGTGATGTGCGGCGGCCAGGGCCGGAAAGTGGCCGAATCGCCGCTGCGCGAGCACTTCGAGGTCTACGACAGCAAGATCCTGCGGGCGGACGGCAAGCCGGGCGAGCTGGCGCGGGTGGCGGCGGTGGCTGGCACGAACGAGGGCGGCCTGCCGTCGCTGTTCGTCCTCGATGAGGCGCACGAGCTGGGCGACGTCGGCGAGGGCCGGGCCCGGATGTACGTGGTCATCGCGAAGTCGACGAATAAGCGCCGTCTTCGCTGCGAAATCCCGCGGAAAGACGCCGCTCCGCAGGTGATCGAGCGCGGAGAGGGCCGGAATATCGTGATTTCCACGGCTGGTTTCGACGTGGACGCGTCGCTGTTCGGCGCGATGTACAAGGAGGGTCAGCGGGTCCTGCATGATCCGTCGGCGGATCCGCGGCTGCTGTTCGAGTGCTGGGAGTCTGACGCGGGGCTGGATCTGGAGGATCCGGCGCAGCGGCTGACCGCGGTGCGGCAGGCCAGCCCGGCGGCGGGCATCTTGTGGGATGAGCCGGCGCGGGTGCGGCAGTGGCGCAAGCCGGGGTTCGAGCCGCATGAGTGGACCCGGTATTACGCCAACCGGTGGGTCGACATCACGCAGGACAGCTGGCTCGTCGATCACCCGGCGGCGTGGGCGGCGTGCCAGGGCACGTGGGAGCTGAACGGGGACGAGCCGACGGTCCTGGCCGTCGACATGTCCCTGAAGCACGACAGTACGGCCGTGGTCGAGTGCACGCTGCTGGGCGACGGGCGGACGGCGGTGAGGGCGCGGATCTGGAACCCGGGCGACGGCAAGGTGGATCACCGGGAGGTGTTCGGGTTCATCGCGGACCGGGCCGCCGTGCTCGGCGGCCGGCTGACGGGCGTGGTGTATGACCCGCGGTTCTTCGAGCTGGCGGCCCGCCAGCTCGAGGAGGATCACGAGCTGCTGGTGATCGAGTTCGATCAGTGGACGATCATGGCGCAGGCGGTGGGTGAGACCTTCGAGCAGATCATCAAGGGCAAGATCGTGCACGATGGCAACCCGGACCTGTCCCGGCATGTCCGCTCGGCGGTCCGCAAGCAGCAGGAGCGCGGTTTCACGCTGAGCAAGAACAAGAGCAGGTGGAAGATCGACGCGGCGGTGGCCATGTGCATGGGCGTGTGGACGCTGACGCAGCAGACCGATATCGAGGACACGATCTGGTGAGACAACGACCTGGCGACCAGCCGCTCCCGGTGCCCAACGAGCTGCCGGATGTGCAGTCGATGGTCATCGGCGACATCCGCGCACGCCGCGAGGTCGGCATAGAGCGCTACGGGACGGCCCTGCAGCCGAACAACGGCCGCGATGCCCTGCGGGATGCATACGAGGAAGCGCTTGACCTGGCGTGTTACCTGCGGCAGGCGATCGCCGAACGGGACAGCACGTGACCGCCCGCGGCTCGCTGAAACTCCGCGCCGCCCGCTGGGCCGGGCTGGCCGTCCGCGTCCTGCGGGCGCTGTTCGCCCCGGCGGCCGCGGCCGCGGTGTCGGCCGGGCTGGGCGAGCTGGCCGGGCACCTGTTCGGCCGGGGCCTGGCGCCGTGGGTGGCGCTGACGCTGGCGGGCGGTTTTGGCTTGTGGATCGCGTCGGAGCTGAACGCGGCGCCGCAGCCCGCGCCACGCCGCGAAGACGCCGATTAGCGGAATCCTCCAAGTGACCTGTGATATGGGAAGCTAAGCCTGTAGGTTCCTGACAATTTCCGAGGGTGGTGATGCGTGGGCGTCTTCGTGCGTGAGCGGCCTGGTAACCCGGCCGCCGAGCGTCGCATGCTCACGTTCATCTCGCCCCCGATCGGGGCTTACACCCAGGCCCTGCAGCACTACTCGTCCGGCGACCCGGAGGGGGCGATGCGGACGGGGGCGGTGTGGGCGTGCGTGAACAAGATCGCGTGGTCGGTGGCGCTGATGCGGCCGCAGCCGTACCGGGGGCAGCCGGGTATCGCGGGCCAGTCGCAGAAGACGCTGCCGCCGCCCATGTTCTCCGATCCGTCGGCCGACGCGGACATGGTGTCGTTTACCTACAGCGCGTGGGTGTCGCTGCTGCTGCGGGGCAACGTGTACGGCCTGGTGCTGGACCGGGACCGGATGGGCTACCCGACGCAGATCGAGCTGCAGCACCCGGATCAGGTGCACGTGCGGAAGCTGGATGACGGGAGCCTGGAGTACAAGCTGCGCGGCGAGGTGATCGACCCGGGGAAGGTGTGGCACCGGTCGATCTTCCGCATGCCGGGCTCGCGGGTGGGCATGAGCACGATCCAGTACGCGGCGCGGAATACGCGGACGATCCAGGCGGCGGAGGATTTCGGCCTGGGCTTTTTCGAGGACGGCGGCCACCCGTCGGGCATTCTCACGAACAAGAACGCGAACAAGATCAGCCAGGAGCAGGCGCAGCGGGTCAAGGACACGTTCCTCGCCGCCGTGCGGGGGACCAGGGAACCGATAGTGATGGGCGGCGGGTGGGACTACTCGCAGATCCAGGTGAGCCCGCAGGATTCGCAGTTCCTGGAGCTGATCGGCGCGACGAAGGCGACGATCGCGGAGTTCTTCCTGATGAAGCCGCAGATGATGGGCTGGGGGACGACGGGGACGGGGAGCCTGACGTACCAGAACGTCGAGAACAGCATGCTGGACTTCCTGGCTTACCCGCTGACGCCGTTCCTGGTGCAGTGGGAGCGGTGGCTGGGTGAGTGGCTGCCGCGGGGGCAGTGGGTGAAGCTGGATACGTCGCCGCTGCTGCGGACGGATTTCCTGTCGCGGATGCGGGGCTATCACATGATGATCGGCTCGAGGATGTTCACGCAGGATGAGGTGCGGGGGATGGAGGATTACGCGCCGCTGACGCCGGAGCAGCGGGCCGAGGTGGACGCGCTGGTGCAGGCGATCCCGCCGCCGATCGGCGGCCCGCTGCAGGGCACGTAGATGGCGCACGCAGCGAAGCACCCGCACCATCACAAGGGGCACCATCACCGCAAGCCGGCCGCGCAGCACCCCGGCAAGGGGAAGCACCACCAGAAGCATCACAAGCTGCACAACCGGCATCACCCGAAGGTGCATCACAAGCGGGCGAAGACGAAGAAGCACCATCACCAGAAGCACCACCAGAAGCACCTGAAACATCACGCGAAGCACCATCATCACCAGAAGCACCATCACCAGAAGCAGGCGCATCACAAGGCGCGTCAGCATTCGCATCATCAGCATCACGCGACGGTGACGGCCTACCACCACCGGCAGCAGCAGCACCATAAGCCGGCGGTCGCCGCGCATCATGTGCACGTGATCCAGAAGCCGGCGAAGCCGGCGAAGGCGGCCCACAAGCCGCATAACGGCACCAGCCACTACCAGCAGGCCGGGAGCGGCCAGCGGGCCGCGTACAGCGGCCGGACGTACGCGCAAGCCAGCGTGAGGAGAGGTCACCCGTGACCGCAGCGACTGAGACCAGGGCGGCGATGTCCTCCGCCGAGATCAACGACCTGCCCGACTCGGCGTTCGCGCACATCGAGCCCGGCGGGACGAAGGACAGCGAGGGCAAGACAACGCCCAGGTCGCTGCGGCATTTCCCCGTCCACGACGCGGCGCACGTCAGGAATGCGCTGGCCAGGCTGAGCTCGTCGCCGTTCGGCGATAAGGCGCGGCCGAAGGTGGTGGCGGCGGCGCGCAAGTTCGGGGTCGAGGTCGGCGACGCGGATGGCGACGACCGGGCCGCGCGGGTGCCGCTCGAGCTGCTGAAGCGGCGCCGCGGGTCGATGATCCGCAAGCAGGAGCGCCGCGGGATGCTGCTGGAGATGCGGGCTAGGCCGGACGGCACGGGCGGGACGACATTCGAGTTCGAGGGGTACGGCGCGGTGTTCAATGCGCCGTTCCAGATGTGGGATCCGTGGGGCGACCCGTACACGGAGGTCGTCCGCCAGGGCGCGTTCACGGAGAGCCTGGGCCGCCCTGACCTGGACGTGCCGTTCCTGATCGGCCACGATGACAGCCGCCTGGCGCTGGCCCGTACCCGCAACGGCACGATGCAGCTGTCGCAGGACTCGCACGGGATGCTGGTGCGGGCGCAGATGGACGGGCGCCGCAGTGATGTCCGGGACCTGGCGTACGCGGTCGAGCGCGGCGACCAGGACGAGATGTCGATCGGGTTCGTCACGGAGAAGCAGGCGTGGTCCGATGACTGGATGCTGCGGGAGATGCTGGGCCTGAACCTTCACCGCGGGGATGTCTCGTCGGTGTCTCTCGCGGCGAACCCTGCCGCGGCCGGGGCGTCGATGACGGCGCTGCCGACGGAGATCCTGTCGCGGCAGGCGGCCGAGGACCGGGCCCGCGGCGAGGTCTCCGACAACGACTCGCACCCGGATTTCAATGTCGCGACGGGCTGGACGCACGCCCCGTTCACCGGCACCCACTCCCACCCGCACTCCGACTATGGCGCCGGCGATGACCACGGGCACGAGCACGCCCATGACGGCGACGGGAGCCATGATCACCACAGCCCGCCGTATGACGGCGACGGCATGATGGTCCTGGACGACGCCGGCGTGGTCGAGGAGGTGGCGGGGGCGCAGGGCGACGCGAACATGCTGTCGCTGCGGCTCCGGCTGCTTGAACTGGCGTAGCTATTGCGCCTATCCTGGCTCAAGTTACGGGAGTTGACGCCCCGGACAGCTCTCCCCCGCAGGCATGCGGCCCGAGAGCGGGTCCCCGTGGAGGCAACCGGCGTATCTAGCCGTCCCCACGAAAGTGACCCACTGATGCCTGAGCAGCAGGAAACGCTGTCGCCGTACGCTGAGCTCGTGTCCAGGCTGCGGGAGACCCGCGCCGGGCTCGCCGCGAAGATGAAGGAGACCTTCGACACCGCCCAGCGGGAGAACCGCAAGCTGAACGGCGGGGAGAAGCAGCTCTGGGAGGCCGCGGACAAGGAGATCCGCGAGCTCGACGAGCAGATCGAGTCGTTC